CATCCTCATATACAGACTGCGAAGACGGATAAGTAATAAATACGTTTTGCGTACCAGTACTAAAATTAACTGTAGAACCAGAGTTGCTAGAAGATAAAACAGTATTACGAACCAGCTGGTTTGGAGAAGTAAAAGTCCCAAGACCCACTTCCCAGTTTGCGCCACCTAGATCAGCAATTGTGTAATAAGTTGTAGAGCCTGATGTTAATGCTGTATTAAAAGACTGATAGCCAAGCGAAGCGCCCAGCAAGGTAACAGTACCCGTGCCAGGAGCCGAGGCGGTTTCTAGTACCCTATCTCTTAACTGGAGAGCCATTTAAAGCTCCTTAGCCAGCAGCCGACAGCGTGTAAGTCACATTTATTGTATCGCCAGACGTTACAGTCTTAGAACCAGCCGTAAATGCACCAATACTGAACAAAACGCCTGTTGTGCTATCAATGGTAGTTGAACCACCTACGTTAATAAATGCGCCGTATACAGTTCCAGAACCAGTCATGCTAAACACCACCGCAGCGCTGGTTGACAAAACGGAAGGATTCGCTGTCGTTGATGCTGAGAAACTTGGAGTTTTACGGGTTCCAGAGTAGGTTGGGGCATTAGCACCGCCAACTTCGTACCAACCAGCATGGCTAGACTGAGTATCAGCATAAGCTGGAGTAAACGTACTAGAGCCATTTGCGCCTCCTAGACCCATAACAATTGCACCACCGCCAGTATTACCAAAGTAAGAATTCATTAAATTGGCACGACCTACGTTGGTAGTTAAGTTTTTAATGGTATCTGACCATTTTTCATTGCCGTCTGCATCAAAGCAGGTAGCAACGTATACACCTTCTAGACCAACAGTTTCAACAGAACCACCGCCAAAGGAGGCTGATCCACCAAAGTTATCGGACATTTTTGTTATTTCTGCACTCATAATTACTCCTATTGGCTAAATCTGATAATGGCACTTGTTGCGTTTGCCGTTGGAAAAGTTATCGTAAAGGTGTTAGTTGTTGTTTTATCTGACCCAAAATCTAAAACAGCTACAGCGGCACTTGTCGTACTATTGTAGATTAAAGCACCCCTACAAGTAAAGGAAGCACCAGTCCAAGTGGATGGTGCAAACGATACATAAGCGGTCTGATCGCTACTAGCTGGAGGGATAACAACTAAGGTATTTCCACCTGCTGTATACCCTGTTCCCGTGATTTCATTGGTAGCTGAATATGTTAATGTTTCATAAGAAAGATTAGCGTTAGCGGTGTACAGGGCAATCTTGTAAACATAGGTTGTTCCTACTGCAAAGTTTTCTAATCCACTTAAGCAGTTTTTTTTAAAAACTGTGCATTGACCTTGCTGAATAGTCATTAGGAGCGCCTTCCGCTAACGTCTAATTTAAGCTGACCATCACGATACGCATCGCCACGCTCAAGACCATCGCCAAGACGTTTGGCTTGTCCAACAGCCTCTTGGTACTTATCTTCGTAATATTTAATTAAATCTTGTTCGCCCTTCATAAAAAGCATGGCTTCCCGCATTGCACCATAGAACAAGATTGGGTCATAGTTATCACCAAGCCAGCTTGTGCCGTCATCGTTGGTAACGTCAGACACAGTAATAGAGAATCCAGCACCAGTACCAGCGCCAATTGAAGCAGCTGAAATACTTAAGATGTCTCCAACAACATAGAAACTACCAGGATTGGTAATCGTAACTCCAGTAATAACTTGATTAACCACGGTAATCGTAGCCGTAGCTCCAGTTCCAGAGCCTCCAGTAAGGGCTACATTGCTGTATACGCCTGTGGTATATAGTGCGCCCCCTACCAGGGTTGTGTAAGTTGATACACCGCCTTGTACGATAGATGCTGGGTAGAAGAAGTAATGCAGTTCTACCGTGTAATTAGCATCTGGGGTTGGTCCCATAATGGCTGAAAGCTCATTAGAAAGCGTGTATTGTGGACCAAATAGTGCGTAATATTTAGGCAATCCGTTGTAAGCTGCATTGGTATTTGGGTAAGCCTCACGAATAAAGTTAACATCTTTGTTAAGCAAGTAAGTGTAGTTATTGCTTGCATCTACTACTGCCAATGAATAAGTAGACAAAAAGTCTAATGGCAAAGAAAGATACTTGTTTCCAGATGTCAATGTACCAGTTACGTTTCTTCTTAAAGCAGGAAATTGCACCGTGTTATAGATGCGCTCCTCTGCTTGCATAACAAACGTAGGAATATTCTCCAAAAATAGCGATTCAGTATTCTCAGAATAGTCCTGTATTGCCTGGTACAACTGTACATAATTCATGTTTAGCCCATTTTGCCGCTAATTTTACGACCTTTGGTAGCAGCTCCATAACCACGCATTTCACCAACACCGCATTGGTTTTCTTTGGGGTAGTTGCCTTTGCTTACGCCACCTACAGAAATATTGTTTTTTTCTAAACCATTACCAGCCATAGCTACAGATTCATGCTCTGTGCCGTTTGGGTTAGGCATTGGTTGTTTGTAAATACCAATGTCTTTACCACCGCCAGATGGATATTTAAACCCTGTATAAGCACTAGCTGGTTTGTTTTCTTTGGCATGACCTAAAGCCATAAAACCGTTTTTGGTTTCTGTTTTTGGAAAATCGTTCTTAGCCATAATTATCGACCTCTTCCTGCTGATTTCTGGAGCATTGCACGAGCCATGTTACGACCTACAGCTCTAGCTTTCATGCCTGTAATGCCACCAGTTTTTTTGCCACCATGTTGAATTGGGGCGGTTGGACCGCTATCACCAAGGTTTGTACCCTTAGTTTTGCCTTTAGATTCAATACCGTTTGCGCCTTTTTTGAATGACATAATTAACTCCTTAAGTTACTGTTATCGTTACTGTACCGACTTGTCCTACTGCAATCAAGTAATTTGGAGTTAAAACGCTATCAAATTGACTTGCACCGCCAACAGGACCCCAGCCCCATTGAAAGACTCTACTACCACCCTCTTGATAACCGTTTTGGCTTGTACTAACACCGTTACCATTTTGGGTCTGTAAACCACTCTGTCCAGAAGCGTAATAACTAGTATCAGGTCTTGGCTCCCGTACTGCCTGGGGGTCATTAACTGGATACATACCCAATTGCAACTGAGGCTGATCTGGTTCCCAGCACTCTGGACATACTTTAATACTGACCTGCTTAGTTTTAATAGTCAGCTTTTTAAGCTGGACTAACTTAAACCGTTGACCACATCTGTCACATTCGGCAATTGAATACTTGCCAGAAGCAAAATTTGATGGCATTACTTACCTTGCATAAAACAGATTGCGAGGAACCCAGCGAACTGGAGCAGTTTCTCTATCTTCTTGCGCTGCAAGATCAAACTGTTCTTCGTAATCGCTTTTAAGGAACATTACCCGTTCTGATGTCATTCCCTGCAATTTAACGCTTAAAAAGTAAGCTAAACCAGCTGCCATGCAGTTAATAAAGCGAAATGGCACATCTTGAATGTTTACGCCAGTACCAGCATCTTGCACCCTACGCATACGCCAGTAGACCAATGTGTATGGACCACCGCCTGAATCGGGGGTAGGCCAGAGATTTACGCATGGTAAATATTGGATGGTAATGTACTTGTAGTTTGGAGGAGTGCCAATTGTGTGAGCAGCTGCGGTAGTACCGTTTTGACCACGCCAGCAGTTAGTAAGCACGTTGCCTACTAAGTTTGTGTAAGCAATAGTTTCATTATCAATCTTAATAAAACCAGTAGACCTAATGTTTACTACCGACCCGTCAGTAGTAGCCAAAGTAATTGAGGTGTCTGTGGCGCTAATGTTAGCTGCCAAATAAATAGTATTTGACACATCATCGTTACCAGACTGGCGGTTGTAATAGACTTGTACAGGTCTGCCTGTGGTCAGTTTATTAGGAATAGTAGCGTAAGTAGACTCAGATATACGAGACAAATTAATGTCAGTTTGATTAGATGTACTTGCATTACTTGTCCGTGTTTCTAAATCTAAAATATCAATAGTGTCAGCAGGAATGGCATAAACACCTTGACCAGTAACCAAAGGAATAGATACTTCTTCTACAGTCCAAAGGTTAATACCACGGTTAGCCCATTCAATGCTCATTAAATTTAAAGACCGTCTAGCAGTCTTTAAATCATATCCAGAACGCATCTGCGAACCACAGCGCTCAAACGCTTCCTCGACTAGCTCGGTAAGGTCTAGGTTAAATACTGTTGTTCCAGAAGTGTATGCCATTATTTTTTCGCAGTTTTAGCAGATTTAATAAAGTCCGCTTTAGTAGGCGCACCCTTAGACCCAGGCTTACGCATCTTTTCACCAGAGCCAGCTTTAATACGAGCTTGCTTTTTATGAATATTTTCATACAAACCACCCTTGGCAAACATATCGGCAGCGGTTAATTTTCCTGGTTTAGCTAACATTCCTTTAACAATAGGAGCCATGCTTCCAGGCACTTTGGATACTTGGATAGGGCCAGAGTGTTTAATCTTTCCACCTTTGGCAAATTGAGTAAAGTCGGTATCATCCCTACGGGCTTTTTTAATTCCCTTAGGCATTTTGGAAGGGGATATATCACCCATACCACGAGAAGCTCTCATATCATTCTTCCTCTTGTTTTGCCTTTAACACAACATCCATCAGCTCTTTTAGAGGCAGCAGATACTTTGCCACCTTTTTTGTATGTTGGGTCTGGTTTATTACCAATACCTTTCATAAATTTCATGTCTGTAGCGCCACCTGCTCCACCGCCACTACCGCCACCGCTAGGTTTAGGTAGTCTGCCCATATCTTGCAGTCTTTCGGCATAAGTGCGTGGGCTTTCAGCTTTAACTTTTGCTCTTTGCTCTTCTGCCATTTTATGTGCATCAGCTTTGGCTTTTTCGTTTTCTTGTTTCACTTTTTCCGCTGCTTTATCGTAATCGCTAAGACCAAACTTTTCCTTGGGAGGAGTATATTTCTCGTTCCCATTACCGCCAGCTTTTTTAGAAGGATCTATAGGATCAATTGGCATTTAGCACATTCCACCAGATCTCATTTTAACTTGCTTACCTTTAGTAAGACCTTTTACAGCACATCCATTAGCTGATTTATGACCAGCTGCTAAACCGCCAGATGCCATCTTAATTATTTTAGCGCCATGTTTAGCTTGCTTTTGAACAGGATGATCGCCTTTAGGAGGAGTGCGACCACCACTTTTCATGCCCATGCCCATAGGGGCAGTAGGAGGAGCCATAGGAGCAGCCATAGGCGGTTTCATAGCTGGAGCAGCTGGAGTGCGCATAGCACGAGCAGCCATCATTGCCATTGCTGGGTTTACTGATTTCTTTTTCATATCCATACCACCTTTAGCTAGTTTTAAAGTTGTGCCTTTACCGCCTTTATGCTCTTGCATATCGTGCTGTCTAAAAGCTTTTTGAATCATTGCCTTATCTTGGGCTTTGTCCATTTTCATTTCTGATTTCTCAGAGTGCATTTCTTTTTTAGCCATTCCACCACTCCTAAATTTTTTGCCCTTATCGGCATCGTTAAACTCTTTACCCACGGATTGTGGAATACCTACTTTTTTAGCAAATGCCTTGTTATGGGCAACTGCTGCCATCAAATTGTGTTGCGCTTTAGATTTGCTTGGCATTATTTACTTTTGAATAAGCTGGTCAATTTTGCCTTCAAGTTTGTTAAACCTTGAATCAATGTGTTCCATAATGCGATCAACTTCTGCTTTAGTAACGTTATCACGGGCTACCTCTTCTCTTGTTTTGTTTAACAAAATACCAATACGACCAAGTTC